TCAAGTGATGGGCACTACCGTGATTTCACCTAGTAGTGCCCCAATTTCCGCACCGGTAAGCCTGATCAGAACATCGTCGGAAAGACTTCTTTTGGCGAGTAGTGCTTTGGCAAGCGTGTCAACATTCGACCAGTTTTCTTTCACGATTGCTTTGGTGTGGCGCTTAGCCACGATCTTCAATCGCTGTTTGATCTTCTGATCTCCCTGCACTGCAGAAAGCAGCTTGGTTAGTTCGGCCCGGTCATCTTCAAGATGCCATGACTTTACGGATTTGGCGTCGTACATGCGTTGCGCGCATTCACCGGCTAAAGTCACAACGATTGTGTGAAAGAGTGCCCATTGCGCGCGCTCATCGCGAAATCCGAAATGCTCAAGGTCCATTTCAAAACCATCGAATCCAATTTCCTGTCCCGCCTTATCGAGAGGATCACCCCATTCAGTGAATCCTCGGACGCCAGGCCCGATTTGGACCCAACGCAACTCTTGTCCAAGCGCAAGCACCGCAATCGCGTGTCCGGCCTCGTGATACGTTGTCGGGGTTATTCGCTTGTCGTCGTCCCTGCCCATCAGCCTTCCCCTCCCGCTGCGCGCAGCATCCTACAAGAAAAACCCGCCCCCGTTTCCGAGGGCGGGCCAGCGTCCGACAAGACGAGCCATGTTGTCACCAGCAGCAATATCGGACGCTATCTCCCTAGATTAACGCCGCGACCTCATCGCCCGTCAATTCGATTTTCTCAAGCAGGGCGCGGGCTACCCTGTCCACCGCAGCCCAATTGTCTTTCAACAGCGCTTTACATTGTCGGCGGACGGAACGCTCCAGCGGTCTGCGCTGCTGTACGTCCACGTTACGCATCAAGCCATGAAGGTCTTCGGCATCATCCCTAATCTGCCAATCCTTTATGGAATTGCGGTCATGGATGCGTTGCGCTTCCTCCCCCGCAACAATGACAACAGCGCCAGTGAATATGATGCTGTTGAACCGATCCTGCGGAATCTGATCGGTTGTTTGTCCTTCAAACTCGTACAGTGGATTTTCTCTCACGGTCCTTCCGTGCCTGCCGGGACCGATACAGACGCGGACAACCTTGATTCCCAACAACGCCGCAGACACGGCGTGTCCGGCCTCGTGGTAGGCTACTTGAAGCTTAAACTTGTCATTCTGATCTGCGCCCATCACGGCACCTCCCCTTTCTGAAATGCTCGCCACGCATCCACGGCACGTCCGGTGTTGCCAGCGGCAGCCATCCATTTCTGGCGTTCGGAATCGCTGAGGCGGTTCCACCAGACTATTCCGAGTTCATCATTGGTGTTGGCCCGCATTGCGCGATCAACGCTCAGGAAATACAGGACAGGATCGCGGACGGGCTCCCCGCTCTCCAAGGAGTCGTCCGCCAATTCTGGCAACTCGACTTCGTAGTCCGGATCACCATCGATGTGATCCATGACGTCGAGTATCTTCGCGACGGCCTCGGCGAGCTTCTCTCGCAGTGCCGCGACGTCAGAAGCGCCCGGCCGGGCACGGTCATTCGACCGGGCGCCGGGCCGGGTAACAGTAGACAGATTCATGGTAGTGATTGAATCGGGCATGATCGCTTCTCCTAAAGCGTGAGTGCCAAGTCGTCCCCTTGGATGGGTGCGAACCATCCTTGGGGGCGCATTAACTCTGCCCCAGAATCGTCACGATCGCAACAGCCAAGTCTTTGAATTTGCTGGCTGAATTAAATTTCCGTTTTGGAATTAAAACTGCAAAATTTGCCAAAAAATTATTGGGGTTCTCTTTTCTTCTCAAAGAGATAGGCCATTTTAGGATTATCATCCTTTATACGAACGATTCCTACTTAGGAAATAAAGCCAATAGCGCAGGCAAAATAAAAAGCCCCGCCGGAGCCGGGGGCTGAACCTAATTACGATGTAAGGGGCTTTTCCTGAAGCGCGATTCCAGAGACAGCGCGGGGCTATGCCTAGGCCGCCATCTCTTTTTCGTTCTCTGGAACGTTTATTCTTAAATCCGGCGGGTCAAAAAGGGCTGCTGCCGCCTCTCTAAGGGAGGGCTCCGGCAGAAACCGGACGCCTAAAACCGTCCTGAAAAACCAGACACCGCGCCAATTCGCTTTCCCGTTGCAGGTCTCACGACGCTGCATAATGAACTGGATATCATCGCGGCACCGAATGATCCGCACCTTGCCAATTGGTCCGATCACGACATGCGGATAATCGTCGGCGGATTCCTTGAGGCTAGTCCTCATTTATCTCCTTTTCTGTCTGGTGACGATAGCGGCGATATAACTACGCCGCCTCGCAAATGAAGAGATTCGCGGCGGCCTTCCGATGGGCCTTGTAGCAATCGGGACCACAGAACTTCTGGTCTTCCCCGCGCTTGCCGGGACGGGGCTGAAAAACATCGCCGCATTCGATGCAGCGCCGTGGTGGATTGCTGATCCTGGCGGCATCTCGACATGGGATCGAACAGAACTTGCGGTTGGCACCACGCACACCGGGTTCTGGGGTAAAACTGTTGTTGCAATGCTGACAGGTGCGGGACTCGTGCTGTTCCGCCGCTCTGGAAGCATCGAAGCAGTTCGGAGAACAGAACCGTTGGTGCTTCTGATCCAGACGGGGATGGAAGGACTCGCCGCAATGCTCACACAGTTTTGGCGGAAACGCTTCGCTGCGTCGCTCCCGCCATGCGTAACGCTTCGCCAGATTCTCGGGCAGGCTTTGCCGCCTTCGGATGGATTCTCTTAGGCAAGAAAAAGAGCAATAGAGCGCGCTCCCCGCCTCACGGAATCGATCCAGCCCCGGCCCATAAAGACGAACGAATTCTTCTCCGCAGGTCGGGCATGTTTTTGGACCACTCGTAAGAAAGGGCTGCCCCTCCAAAAACTTCGGTCTTGTTCCCCAGCCAATTTTTGAAAGCGCCGCCAATGCCAGCCCGCGTGCAGCTTCATCAGCTTTTGCGAAGCTCCAGCCCTGTAGGCATCGGTTGCGCCGAACGGTCTCGACAAGCCAACCCTCCAAGCTGAACGGCGTCGGTTTCTTGCCGGTCAACATATTTGCGGCATGCTCGATTTCCGCCGGCGTATTGAGCTTCTGAGATTTTTTCTTGCGCGCGTTCTTCCGCGCTGAGATCGATATCGACACTTCAATGAATCGTAGTGCTTTCTTCAAAACAATGCACGGCGACTTCCTCAAACTTGAGCCGTAGTTTCTTCATGGCAAGAGCGTTAAGGGCATCGGCAACGTGCTCGGGCAATCCTTCAGGTGGCTCGGCCTCGGCACGGAATCGTTCCACGATTTCATCGCCATCGACACCAGCATGCCGAAGCTTGAGGGCGATGGGCGTGAAGATTTCGACCAGATTATCTAGCGCGGCATCTACATCAGCGGGGATCAGCATGCATCGGCCTGTACCGGATTGATGTGGAACCCCACGGCATCGGGCCAGTGCTTCGCTATCTTGGTTGTAATACACTCTTTCGTAAGATAAGTTTCCTGTATGAAGCCGCCAACACTGAATACGGCACCACGTTCGGGACCATTGGCAGACTCCAACTTCTGAAGCCTTTGCTGCTCCATAATTTCGCGCAGATATTGAAGCCCGTTACCATTGGCCCTTTCCCTTGCGATTGCATCGGCTTCATCGGTAATGGAGGGCATATAGGTCAACGGATGAAGGGGGTGAACGACAAACCATTCATCCTCCGGCAGCGACCCGCCCACTCCTATTGAATAACTCTCCCATCTGTTGCGGGCGTCGGACCATCCCGCCACCGCGATCATCACTGCCGTGCCGGCACCAGGCCAATACGACAACGCCTGCGTGGCTGCATATTCCAGATCGCGCGGCAACACCTCCAGCATGTAATCAAAGCTTGCCCATTCCGGGCCATGATTTAGGACGAGCAGGCTGAATACATTTACCGAACCAACATAGCAGACGACTGTAGATATGTGCGGCATCGGCCAAATCTTAGACAACAGAGACGATAACTTGTAGTCGTCGCTCTTGGTGCATAGCGCCCCATCTGTAAGAATGACAACGCCGTCAGTTTGACGGTTTATTACGAACGCGCTCATTGCAGCATCTCCCCCTTGCCCCCGATATGTCCCACAAAACAAGTTTCTGACATGGCCGTCATTCCGGCCAATCCACCCCTTGCAAATGCGGCAGGCACCAATGCCGACAAGTTAATTCCGCTATTTATAGCTTCAAGTAATCCGAGATGCTTCTTTGTTGCAGCGGCATTGACCACAAACTCGCCATTTGACAGCCGGGCCAGAATTGAATCGGCGCGCGGGCCGCCCGGGCCGCTGATCTTACCGCCCTCCGCCATCGCCTTGATAGCGCTAACGCTACCGGCGCGGCCGATGCTGGTGACGAGTCCTCCGTTTTTGAAGAAGGTCGGGACGGCCATTGAGCCAGCGCTGCCAACAACACCAATTGCCGGAGCACCACCAACACTGGCGCCGCCTGATCCAAACAAGGAGTTCAGTCCGCCTGAAAGTGCCTTCTGAAGCGGATTAAGTGCGGCATCCAAGGTAAGATCAAGCAGCCTGTCCGCAAGACGCTTCAGGGCGTTGGCCAAAGCTTCCGTCTTATCCTTCCCCTGCACAAGATCGGTAATAAATCCCTTCATCGAATCGGTTGCAGCGCTTGCCGACGATTTGAAGAGTTCCTGTCTTTCCTTCGCGGCTTCAATCGCGGTGGACAATCCCGCATATTGTGTCGCAAGGGATTCCAGTTCGGCCCGCTGCGTCGGTGATAGATCGACCGCACGTCGATTGGCCTGGTTCAAGGCATCGGTCATGAACCTCAGCTTTTCGGCCTCGAACAAAGTGAGAGTAAGAGCCTTCTGTTCCGCGGCGAGACTGGCGACTCGTGCCTCCGCTGAGGCGCGCAGCTTCGTATAGGACTCAACGGCCTTATCCGCCGTCTCCTTATCTCCCGTGACTGGGAAATCAGATAGCTTCACCTTTTTCGGAGCAAAGGCGGCAAACGATTCATCGATCCTCTTGTTTGGTGTCGCCGCCGCCCCACCGGGCACGACCTCATTCGCGGCCTGCATGGATTGCCGCAACAGATCAATGGCAGCGGCGCGTTGCTTGATCCCATCCGTAAGCGCGGCCTGATCCCGTGCCTTCGAGGCGTCGAATAGGAACCGGTACAGGTTTTCGAAACTTGGGTCGTTAACAACGTTGCGTGCCGCCGCCGCAATATCGTTGATGGCTTTTGTCGTGCCGGATTCACCGCCCTGCTTGGCAAGATAGGTGAAGGCGTCACCAAGACGATTGACGACGAATGCCAAGCCCTCCAGAGCCGATGCGGCAGTTGTGCTGACACCGGCGGTCTCGTTGATGCGGCGAGCGGCATCGATGGCCGCATTATTCAATCTCGTGAAGCCCTGCGAAACCGTCAGTTGCGCATTGGCAACCCTGTCTTGGAGGATCACGGCTCCAGCTTGAAATGCATTAAAGAACGCTTTCGACGAGACGCGGCCATCCACGACCAATTGCCTTAGTCGGGCAACACTGCCGCCGGCATCATCCAGTCCGGCGGCAGCGGCCTGAACTATGGGTAAGGCGCCCTCCATCAAAGAATTTAGCTCCTCGCTTCGCACCACAGAGGAACCAAGTGCCTGTGACAACTGCAGGAGGGCACCACTCGCCTCTTGCGCACTCTTGCCACTGACCTGAAGCGCGGTGGCGACATTTCCGGTGAACTTGAGCAACTCCTGTGTCGAGACGCCCAATTCCTTTTGAACCAAAGATGCACGGCCGAATAGCGTAACCAGACTCTCTACCGGAGTAGCTGTTCTCTGCGCGCTGGCGTATAGCGATTTGTAAACGGAATCGAGTTCGCGACCGCTGAGGCCAGCAACCTTCAAGGCGTTGTCGATCCTAGTAGTCGCATCAATTAGTTTCTGCGCGCCGGCCGCACCGAGTCCGATGCCGGCGCCAGCGGCAAGAGACCGAAGACCGCCGCCGAGAGTCGCCAGCGATCCCGACATTTTCGCAAAACTAAACGTGTTTAACTTGCCGAGTTCAGTAACCGTCAGCCGGGCTTGGTTTCTGACATTGCCGAGATTGCGGGAAACATCACGATCAAATTTCCCGGTCTTTGCCATCGCAGCGGCGAGCTTCGCATCGAAACCAACGCCTAAGAGTTCAAGATCGACTACAAGCGAACCAACTGTCTGCGTCATTATTCTAGCCCCACAAATTGATTATGTAATTATTGGGATCGAAGCTGTCCGATGACAGCGCGGAAACCTGATCTGAAGCCGCGGCACGGCTGACCGCCATCCACAATCCGGAAATTAAATCGACGCGATCTTTCGACTTGCCTTTATGAATCGTCCGGTTGTTATTGCTATCGGTATGGATGGCAACATTCCCCATGCACCATTTCATCACGGGGTTATCCCAAACCAGATTCTTACCGACGATGGCCCGCTCCAGCACGTTCAAAGCCGGGGATTGCGTCACCCAACCCTGGCGCATGGTCGCGGTGGGGAAACCATCATCCGTTAACGGCCCCATGATCTGGTTGGCGTAAGCGGGATCAAAAGCAATTTCCTGAACTTCGAACTTCTCGCAAAGTCCCCTGATATGCTTCTCAACGGCGCGGTAATCGATGACATTCCCATCCGTTGCGATGATCCAGCCCTCTTTGGCCCAACGTGGATACGGGACACCATCACGATCGGCGCGCGCCTGCAGGTTATCTTCGGGAACGAAGCCCCATGATTTCGCAACGAACTTGTCGTCATCACGGAACACCGCAACTACGGCGGTAATATCCTGTGTCGTGCTGCAATCTACGCCGATCCAGCATGGTTGCTTTTCGTAGTCCTGCAGGTCGATCGGAACCGGATTGCCGCCTTCGTCACGGAGTCGGCATTCCTCAAATATCTCGATATCGACAAACGGACTGGTCGAATGCTCCTGTCGGATTCCTAAATGGAATTGCTGGAAGGCTTCCCTGTCACCAGGACGTTCCTTCGCCTCGCGTGCTAACTGGCGCAATCCTGCAATATCGGGGTATCCATATTGCAAGCCGGGATTGACGGCAGCCCAGATATCCTCGTCCAGCCAGTCGCAATCCTTCGGCGCCTCGAAGATGATGGGAAGAAATCCGGGATCATCGATTTCACCGGACTCAACTTTCTTTGCATACTCATAGATGGGATAGTCCGGCGTATCGGTGCCACGTCCCGCCGTTGTCGTGATCACCAAAAGGCTGCCCGGAACCTTTGTCAGACCGGTACGGATCGAATGCCATAGATCAGCTTTCTTGTGCGCCCACAACTCATCGACAAGCGCGAAAAATGGAGTCCGGCCGTACTGTGTGGCGGCATCGGCCGATATGGCTTCGTAAACGCTACGGCTTCCGGGATGATTGATCCGGTTCTTGAAGTCTTGAGGGTGACAGGCACTCTGCAACTTCGGTGTGGCGGATATGATCCCCAAGCACTCCTCAAAGGCAAGGCGGGCCTGTTTGCGGTCTGCGGCAGCGGATATGATTTGGCCGCCAGTGATGCGATGCGGTTCAAAAAATGTATGGAGCAAGCACAGAATGGCTCCTAGCGAGGTCTTACGATTGCCGCGGCCGATCTGGGCGTAAACGACACGGCACAACCGGTTGCCGTGCTCATCCGAGGGTCCGTAAATCTTTTGCAGGATTCGTTCGTGCCATGGATCAAGCACAAGCGCCTTATTCTTGGCTTTGCTTTTCGGATGCCGCATCAGGCTAACCGCCTTCAACGCGGCAGCGGCCCTCCCCTGCGGATCCGGAATCCGTGTCCTGTTAAAGACCCACGCCGGCCCAATCGTCTTCTTTTTCTTCTTCACTTATGGGCTTCAGTTGCTTGCGGCTTCTACTTGCTGCGGTTAATCCGAACTCTGCGGAAAGCCGTGCAATCAGCTCTTGGTTCTTGGTCATGATCCCCTGAGCGGGATGCGGTTTCGGCTGACCCAGCTTCGTGCGGACAAAGGCACCATCCTTTTTAATGGCCTTCACGCATTCGTCACGGGTCCACATCGCCAACACGAGGGTTTCAATCGTTGGCAGCATTCCCTCGACCAAATGACCGCGGTCACAGATATCCGCTACGATCTTGCGCCAATGTTTCTGTGCCTCCTTGGGCAACGTAGACGGCGGTGCCGGCGCCTTGTTCAACGTCCCCTCGAAGGCCTTGATCTCGGCTCGGCGCCCTCTCATCGGACCTTCTTTGCAAGTCGTGCGGCACGGCGTTCAATCGCAGGACCCAGATATTTTCCGACCCGCGCAATAACCTCTTTCTTCGTGGCCTCGAATGCCTGACGCATGAAGGGATTAGCGCGAGTACCAGGATGCTGCGCGCCACCCTTCAAAGGATGCGGTGACACACCGAATTCTATCAGGTGCGCGTACCTGATCGGTCTCCGTCCCGCTACACCGCGGTAGTCGGATCGGACGCCGACCTTGAACTTCGGGGCAAGCGGCGTGCTGTTCGCATCATCACGGCGGATGGCCAGCGCTTTCTTCAAGTCACCATCATCGACGGGTGCATTTCTGCGGGCTTCCGCAAGTGTCACTCGCAGGGACTCGCGGCCGGCCTGGTTGAGCGGTACGGCCAAGTGGCGTTTCAGATCATTGAAGCTGCGGCGCAGCTCCGCAGTACCTCGCACGAATTTGGCCATATCAAACCCAAACGCGCCAATGGTCTAAGGATTGCAGTCCCGGCATCGCGGCAATGGGCAACATTCTCTCTTCGGCCCTGACAACACCATCACGCACGCTGGTACGCGCACCGATCATTTCGAGGATGGCGTTCTTCAGCGAGCCGGGAATGGTGGTGGCATCATCACCGAAGCCGCAGCGAAACCTGACCTCGATACTGTCGCGGGCGGGATAAACCGTTGGCCATGTCTTGCCGATGGCAGGATAGATTTCCGCTTTCGCGTTGCCGCCGATTCCACTGACGCGATATTCAGACGAGGCGAGATGGACCCAATCACCATCCGCGTTCATATGCTTGAGGCAGGTTACTGCTTGCAGCGGCGGTAGTGGCAACTCAATCACGCTCGGGAAGCTATCCAAGAACAGTGACCATCTCTGCGTGATCAATGCGCGACCCAAGTGGCCGTCCCATCCGTCCAGCTCGTTTACGCAACCGTCTGCGACCCGCTGCAAATCCGTATCCTGCGCGGTGTTCGCTTGCCGAATCTTCAGGTGGTTTTTGACCTCTGCCAGCGTAACCGCCGGATTTACTGGAGCCTGAATTCTCACAAGTTTCATCTTAGGAATATATCCCAATTCTGGGGGAGGAATTCGATCCGATAGCGCGTTGTGGGTCCCGGTGCGGTTCCTTGCGATTCGCAAACATTTTCACCACCCCCGGAGTCGCCACACACTCGAAAATTTTTCGATCAGGTCGTCACGAAGATCGACGAAATAACAAGTGATGCAGTAAGTCATCAGTGTCTTGGCTTCGTGTTGGTCATACGGCTATGGCAGCCGAACGCCATGGCACGCCAGTTGCTTCGATCCATTCGCAGATCAGGACGACTGCGCACAGGTTGAATATGATCCACCATGTCAGCCCTTCGACCACATCCACACGCACAATAATAGTTCTCGGACTCAAGTAGGAATGCGCGTGATGCCTGTTGCCAATCCTTGTCGTAACCTCGTTTGGACGATGGTGGCCTCTTCGCATCGCAGCGTGCTTGATGCTCAATGCGTCTGGCACGTTGATGCGGGCAGGTCTCACCATCTTGGACCTTGCAACCGCAACCAAGAATGCGTGCGGGACGTCTGGCCAATCCACTCCCTCATCCGGTTAGAAAGGACGGGCACATGCTTTCCGAGGTCATGTGCCCGCCAAGTTGGCGCTGCTGCTACCAGGACAGCGCTTCCAGATTCGACGCGGTGTTGCAGGTCCAAGAGGTCAAACCCGCAACACCGCTCGACACAACACTCTCGGCGATTAGAGAGCGTGAGTCATATCCATTAGTCGGCAACCGCCTTCATTAGGACGATGGCTTCCGCGTTCTTTGGCGCTCCGCCGACACGACGATGCGCCCTAAACTTGACGATGCCGTTGTCCGCACCAGTGAAGTCGTCGCGCTGAATCGTCAAACCAGTACGATCAACGATCTGATATGCTGAGGCGAAGTCACCGAACGCGATCGGGAACGTGTCTGCCGCAGGGCTGTCACCGCTCTGCATGTTGTCCATATCAACAGCATCCATGACAGGGCGGCCCATAAAGTTAGCGGGCGTCCCGTTGGCAAGACCATCGCTCCAGAGCAATCCTTTCGTTGCGTTATCCGCAGCGGCGCGGAGGACGCCTTGGGTGGTGCGATTCATCAACCATGTACCGCGAGACGCATAGGCGGCCGGCAGCTTATAGAAAAGTTCAATTGCCTTAGCTACGATATCCGAACCATCGTCATCCGCAGAGACCTGAGCGTAATCGGATGGGGTCTTCATAAATCCGGTCGGTTGAGTCGTACCGACACCATGCACGAACGCGGTGGCCTCCAGCTTTCCGAACTGTTCGCCAATCTGACCGGCAAGGAAGCCGCTGAGATCAATGAAACTATCCTCAAGAAGCTGGCGCGATACCGGCACAACAGCCGCCATCTCGAAGGCCTCAATGGGAAGCTGGTCGAAGGCGGGTTCGGTGGTGCCACGCGATCCGGTTTCAGTGACCCATCCGGCGGTGATCTTTGTCGTCAGAACGGGAAGGTAGACCTTCAGTCCGCCGATCGACATGACCGAGGAAATGGGACGCATCGGAGAGAATTGAGTCAGCTTCTCGATGATCGTAGTCGCATAGGTCGGTGCCGTTACATAACCACCGGCTGAGGGCGTGCCCCAGTTCAGGGTCTTTCGTTCGGCATCGTCGAGAGCCGCGAAGCCATCGCGAAGATAATGATTGAAGGCTTTGGTTTCGGCCTCCAGTTGCTCTTCGCTGGTTTCGGCTACGGCACCGGGGCGCTGCGCCTTGGCAACAAGCTCATCAAGACGCCGATTCAGTTCGGCGATCTGTTCTTTCTCGATGGCATCGAACTTGCCGTTCTGCTTCGTCTTGAATGCGGCAAACTCCGCAGCCAGATCGTTGATCGCCTTAGCAACTGGATCATCGTCGCCGGCATCCTTGAAAACGTATTCCAAATCACTCGGATCAATATGCTTCATCCGAACTTCTCCATTTTCTTTTTTGTTATGCCCGCAGCGCCTCGGCGGCGCGGTTCAAATCCGAGACGATGCGGGCGGCTCGTTCGGCATCCTTAAAATTCGTGATCGTTGCACCGGGATTGGCAGGATTTGAAACGATCGAGATTTCAAACGCATCGATTGACGTGAAGTGGCGTCCTGCTCCACTTGCGTTTCGGCGAAAAGATTTCGGGATAAAACCCAAAGATAGAAACCGACTCGCCCCCGATTTGATGAGCGCGGCGACTTCCTTGGCTCGTGCGATCTGATCAATCAGCAATCGACCGCTTACCTCGAATCCCTTGGCGGTGACCTTCAGGCTGGACCAAACACCGATGGTGTCCTTGCCCTGATGAGCGAACAGCATCGGGAGTGTGGAGCCCTCCAAGTGCTTGAAGGCTTCTGGTGCAATTGAATCACCGACACGATCCGCCTTGCCATCGAACGGCCATGCCACACCGCTGATTTCGCCGCTATCTTTCAGCTCGAAATCGGCAGTCGTGAATTTATAGAGACGCTCAGCGCTCATTGTCGCCACCTTCTTCGGGTGCTTTCGTTGTCGAGGTGTTCGGATTCGCGAAGCTGTTGACCAGCTCGTTATCGACGGGTTCGAGGTTCTCCCAACGCCGGACCTGAGCGCCGTTAATGGCATTCATTGAACGCAGTTTTGCATAGCCCTCGATACGTTCCTTATAGCTCGCTTTAAGAAGCTCTTCGGTGATGAACTCGATATCGTAGGCATCACGTTCGCGATCATTGAATAGCGTCCGCGAATATTGAAAGCTCCACTGCTCCAGCCACGGCAACAGACATGCAAGCCATTCTCTTCCGGCATGCTCGATGTTGGCCCACTTCATTTCGCCATAGCTCATGAGGATGTGCGGCGGGACGCGGTACGCTTGGCTGATAAGAAGCGTCTGCAGTCGCCACAATCCTTCAGCATTGCTATCAACAACGGTCTGGGCGCCACCGGCATCGAAATTGACGGGCTCCGGTAGGACAAGAGCATTCCCCTTTTTCTCGCCACCGGATTGAAGCTTGATGAGCTTCGCGAAGTTACCGATTTCGGTTTCGTTCAGCTTTCTTTGCGGATTGAGGATGCCACCCGGACGGGCACCATTTTTGAATACAGTGCTGACATGTTCGGCGATCAAGTCGAGAAACGCGGTTGCTTCACGGGCGATGTGAGCCGGAGGGATGCCACCAAGCGGGCGGATGTGGATGATTTCTTGCCAGCCGTAACGACGCTCGCCACCCTTTTCCAGCGTGGCGAAGTAGGAAGGTTCAGCCGTGGCCTTATCGATATCGACGCGCACCGATCCGGGATTGAGGCGGTGCATCTCAATCGGCCGGTCATCCACTTTCAAGACAACAGCGAAACCGCCGTTGACATGCGTCAAGGCATCGCGTGTCACTTCACGGCGAAGATCACTGGCTGATTGCCATGGCGAGGCACGATCATGCACCAGCACGTTAGCCGGGTGATCTGACGGCCGCTTATCGCCGCCGCCGAGCTTTTCGAAAACCTTTGCGGGGAGAGTCCCGATCGTATCGGCTAGCGCAGTGATCGCACATGCGCTCGTCGGGACGTGAAGCGGACGCGCCGCTTTACCCGCTGCGGTGGGAGCCGCACCGAACTGTTCGAACAGCCAGTCGGCAGGGTGCTCAAGCCCCGAGGGGGCTTCTTTCGTGACGGGCGCGGAGTCGGATTCAGGACTACGAAAAAAACCGAATATCGATTTTAGCAATATCGCCTTGCTGATTCTGGACGAGCGTCATCATCGCTCGGGCGGCCCGCTTTGGCGTGGCTCGCGGTTCTTGTTGTTTTTAGGCGTGCGTCGCCCCGCCCCCGATACGGGACGTGCTCGTTACTTGCATATTTTCCTAGCGTTGTCAAGCCCTAGTGGTGTTGTATTTTTGCAACGCTAGGCATTGTGAAATGGGGACTCCTGGTGCGCGGAGTCGATCTCCGACTAGGCGGCGTGCTTGGCGAAGATTCTCAACGTCTCGCGCTCACTCTTTTCGGCCTCCAACAAGGCGGCCATGCGCTGTTCCGGCATGTGCTCAGCAATACAACCCTCGACCAATGACCTCAGAAGGTCCGGCGGGATAGCATCCAACTCGCAAGCATAATCGTATTGCCAGTTCTTATCGGCGCCGGATTTCCGTTTCGGTGCCCGCGTCGGAAGGTTGAAGGTCTCAATCTGGTCCGGTCTTACCGCGGCGATATGAAAGACAACCTCGACACCGGAATCAGCCGCGAAGCGTTCCAGTTTGCGGCGAATATCGTTGGCGGCATCAACACCGGCTCTGTCGAAATCGCCGAAATAGTAGACATGGGTCGGAACCTCATACGAGGAGTATTGCTGGACGGCTTCAAATGCGAATGTTTCAGATGCGAATCCCCGCGTTACCATGAGCGGGACGTCATACTTGCTCGTGACCGGAAGCATGACACCCGCCAAGGCATCCTTCTCGCACCAGATCTCAACCCTGGTCGGCGCATCGCTCCATAGGGCGCGCCGATAAAGTCTGGCCGTCTCTTCAAGAGCGTCTTGCACTGAATCGTGCGTTCGCGGCTTCCGCATCCACCGAGTGGAGTCCGCAATCCAATCATACGACAGGTGTCCGTCGCGCCTGAGCTTCAGAACGAGATACTGAACTTTGTTGTAACCGGAATCGGAATCTATCTTGTCGATACCCGGCAAGCCCGCCACCGTGGCGGCATAATACAGTTGCCGAACCGATACCGGAGCGTGATTGTGGGCATACGCAACCAGAAAGGCGGAACGATGCAGCATCTCGTCCGCCGTAGCCCTCTGCCGCTTTATCTGGCTAGCCGGATAAATTTCACTCAATCCAAATCCTTAGAAAATTACGAATGCTCCGGCGGCGGCAAGGACTCGAAGCTGAAACAATAATCTAGTCCGAGATACGCATCGAAAATTTCCCTATCCCATTTTTTTGCATTCGGAGTGCCATCAACGTACTTGCCGCGCTCCGTGATAGCTTCCAAAAGCTTCTCTGCCTCCTGTACGCAATATCCGCGCGTTTTGTCCTTGTGCGCGTGTCGGATAAATATCCTTAGGGCATTCTCGGCTATATCCAATTTCGGCGGGAAATCCTTAGCAAGCGGCGTGAATACGTCCTTCACAATCCGCATGGCTAAGCGTTGCGTATAAGTCCTATCGTTGACCACTCCAGTCATTGGCCACTGCCCCTCCTCAGAATCTCTTCCATCGGAATCCTGAATCTATGTGTATCTATTTCAGTGTAAGTATAAGTAAGTGTATGTATCCAATAATCGGGGACCGGGTTAACCGGAATCCGGTTACCCACCTACCCGGTTTTTGCTAGGGGTTTTGAATTTAGGTCACCAATTTTTGGGGGGCCTTTTTGCGTCAGCCCTTCGATATGTGGGGTGCGCGCTTTCCTCCTACGGGCTTCGGCGCGCATCTCTCGCTTGGCGATTCTGATATCGAGCATCCCGTTCACGTTCACTGGTGACATCCTGAACGTGTACGTTGACCCTCGGTTGCGGCGCGAGACTTCCAGCCATTTTGTTTCGACGAGCACTTTTCGAACATCGCTGATCGTTGTGGTACTCATACCCGTCTCGTCCGAGACCGTGCCATCAGACACAAAGGTGATTCCAGTCTCCCAGTTGATCCGGAGCGCAATATATAGCGCATAGACGCGCGCTGATGCTGAAAGCCGCCGGTCGAGAACCATGGCGTCCAGCCAAAGTAGCTTTTCTGTCGTGAACTTAGAGCGCGCGGCCTTTTCTTCTGCGCTGTATTCTCGACTTTTCTTCACGCCCGATCCTGATCACGCTGGAGAGTCCAGACGCAATGACGAATGGCGCGCTCAAGAGCCGCGACATCTTTTTCCGCCATGGCAGCCGGGATGCCGCGACGCGCATGAGATTCACGGAGTCGCCGAATAGCGTATTCAATTGTCGGCTCTGGATCGCGCGCCGCTGCGGCACGACGAGCAGTGCTTTCGATCACGTCACGACGCCGGACGGCGGGGAAGACGGCAACCTTCTCTGGCGGCTGCCAGTCGAAGAGAGGCAAGCTTGTCGCGGCCACTCAAAACCCTCATTTAGCTCGATTGGTAGGCTTGCGTTGTAATTGCTCAGCACGCGGCACCGCCTGCCGCCACGCCAGCGATTTCCCGGCCTTGGCGTCACAGAATTCGCGATCGGTTATGGCGCGCGCGAATTCGTTACGGCGCGGGCGTTTCTTGCGTTGGCGTTTAATCTTGGTCAGGCGGCTGCCTGACGGCTCGCAATCCAGTCAACGATGCTGGCGCGCGTCCAGCGCCTTGCTTTAGATGTGACAGCGATCGGTTTTGGAAAGTCGCCCGCAGCAATCAGGCGATAAATCGTGGCTTTTGAAATTCCGAGATTCGACTCAACTTGATGAAGATCGAGCAATAGCGTTTCCGTCTCTTGTCGTTTCAACGTGTTCCTATGACCGCTAGAGAGAATTCGCGGTTATAGTAGTTGGTCGCCCGAGTCAATAAAAATCGACGAAATATTATTTCGTTTTTGCGGCGTGCAACTGGACTACGTTTCCAGTGGTCCCCTCGCAGAAATCCGTCCATGCCCTCATCAGGCCCCGCCGCTTCTCAAGTGCCGTGGCCCGACGATACGCCGCCTCCGTCGCGTCTCTAATCTGATGCGCCAGCGCGGCCTCAGCCACATCGCGGTCAAAGCTAGTTTCGTCGCCGCACCAGTCCCTGAAAGAACTCCGGAAGCCGTGGACCGTATAGTCCGATCCGCCTGCCCTACGCAGCGCCATTGCGAGCGCCATTACCGACATCGGTTCGCCGACACGGCGGCCGGGGAACACGAACTTGTCCCCGTCCCTACGTTCCTTTTTCACCGCCTCCAGAATCTCCAAACACCGATCCGTCAACGGCACCTTGTGTTCCCGCCCCGCCTTCATCCGCTCCAGCGGCACCGTCCATAGCTTCCCATCAATATCGAACTCGGACTCCTTCGCCCCCATGGTCTCTCCAGACCGGGCCGCCGTTAGGATCGTGAATTCAAGCGCGAGGTTCGACACGCTTACAGGCATCGCCCGAAGCTTCGAAATGAAGTCCGGGATGTCCGCATATGGCATCGCGGCATGATGACCCCGGCTCAGTTTCTTGCGCTTCCCAAGAAGGGTTTCGAGGTGTCCGCGCCAGCGGGCCGGGTTGTCGTCTCGGCGGTGGCCCTTGGCCTTCGCGGCATCAATCACCCGTTCGATACGCATCCGGACTCGTGATGCCGTTTCGGGTTTGGTTAGCCAGATCGGTTTCAAGACGCGCAGGACATCTTCGGTAGATAGATCGGCCACGCTAATGGCGCGAATAGATTTGCAGTAGTGCGAAAGCGTCATGCGCCACTGCTCGCGATGCTTAGGATTCCGCCATGTCGGCTCCAGCGCCGCAATCAGATCGTCCGCCGCCTCGCCGAAGGTCGGAACTGGATCGCCCCTCTTCCTTGCCTCCGAAGGATGCTTTCCATCCTCAATGGCTTCGCGCATCGCCTTGGCTTTAGCGCGGGCTTGGGCCAGCGAAACGACCCGCGCCGATCCCAAACCGAGTTCGATTTTCTTACCGCGCCAGCGGGTGAGGAAGACCCAGCGGCGGCCACCATTCTCTGAGATCGAAAGGTATAAGCCGCCGCCGTCAGCGTGACGGCCGGGCTCGGTTGCGGTCGTGATGTAACGCGCAGATAGTCGGTTTAATTCCAGCATGGAATTCGAACTCCGCCCGATTTGGTGCCCACCGTCTGCCCTGACAGAAGACTGCGATTGAGAGCGAAATCCTGAAACCATCTGAGAAGGAAAATCAAGTAAGATGTTGAAATTACTAGGCCCAAGATACGGCCTGATACCGTGAGAAAATCAGAGAGAAGCGAGTTTAATCCCACCCCTTCCGCCACTTGCTCAAATGCCGTGCGCAGATCGCTTAAGATGCTGAACGGAAAGGTGGTTTTCGGGGTTCGAAATCCATTTTTCGCGCAGTAGTACAAACGCTCCGCGAATGTCAGTCGCAGCACCAGATTCCTGTGCTCCATTTTTCCTGATTTCCAGAGATTCCAAGGGTTTGCGAGAAACTTGATCGCGAGTTCGAACAGTTCATCGAATGGTTGCTTGCGCTGGCCTGCATTTTCCGATTTTTCGCGCAGGACCAAGGCTTGCCGTTCCAACCCGGCGATACGCTTCTCGTAGGCGCGCACGACAGAATCCGTCCCGGCTTCCACCACGCGATCAAGCAGCTTTTCGATCTGCCGTTCAATCTGCGCGGCCTCTCGCTTGCAGTTCGCAGCGAGAGCTTGGGCCTGTGCTACCCGCTGCGTCCATGCCTTTTTGAACATGGCGTGGGCTACATCAACGAGCGACTGGTTCGGTGTTACGCGGGCAAGCATGGCCTCGAATTCACCCTCGATCTTCTCGCGGCGAATGGACTTCCGGTTTCGGGAGCAACCCTTCTCAAAGCACATGTAATACGCGTGCTTTGTTCCGGTCTTGCTGGTTGACCAGCAAGAAGTCAGCGGCTTGTTACATTCGGCGCAGCACACCATGCCGCGCAGCGGAAAGTCGGCGCGGATGTCCTTGCGCGCGGGCGCTTTCGGCTTTTCCTTCAGACGCTCCTGAATACGCTCGAAAGTTTCGAGGCTAATCAGTCCTTCGTGCTGGCCCTTGCGCAGCGGAATGTCCCATTCCGGCTTGCCAACGTAACCCGCATAGATTGGGCGGGTCAGGAACAAATGCACCAGTTGGTTGGTCAGCTTCGCGAATGACGGATGCAATTCCAGAAACCGGCGCACCTCTGCGCGGGTCTGGAAACGCCCTGAAGCGAACCCTTCCAGAGCTTCCTGAATGATCGATGCGTCGGGTTCGTCGCGGACAAGCACCTTACCTTCTCCGGTCTTGTGTTCATGCCGATAGCCACGGCACGTATAGAAGGGCCAATAGCCATTCAAGACACGACCGCGCATGCGGCTCTTCGTCTGTTCAGCGCCTTTCTCGCGTTGGTGCTGAGCCATCGTAACAAGCATGCCTTCAACCAACACGGAATCTGCATCGTCGGCAAATTTGACGACGGGGCTCACCAAAATCCCGCCAGCTTCTTTGATCTGGTCGCGGAGGGGCCAGTGCGCGCGGTGATTTCGTGCGAAGCGGCTGATGTCGTCGATAATCACGACCAGTCCCCCGCTACGTTTGTGTCGGCGCAGGAACGTCAGAAGCTCCTTCATGACGGGGCGATCAAGAAGCTTTCCTGTCAGATTCTCGTGAAAAACCTCGATTACTTCGTAGCCGCGATAACGTGCGAACTCGCGGCAGACAGCTTCCTGCGACTTCAGCCCATGGCCTTTCTTGACCTGCTCTTCATCCGAAACGCGGCAGTAGATGACCGCTTTCGTGGTTGTCAGCAGTTGTTGTTTGAACTTTTGGAGCGTCATGAATCCGGCCTTCCAGAGCCGACCAAATGGTCGAGCCCTGCGTTTGCAATTTCGAAAATGTTCAGATTGCTGTCAGAGTCTAGCACACTGATCGAATCGATTTCCAGCGTCTTCGGGCTATCCATCACCTGCTGAATCGGATGAAGATCGAATCCGAGATCGACGAAACTCACGATGATTTGCCAGAGCGTCTCGATGAATTCGCGCTTCTGTTCTTCTGTCCAATCGCAATCGGCCAGGAAGTGGAGATACTCCTGCGGGTCGAAGGTCAGCGCGGCCTTCGTCGGAGCGTGGGCGCGTTTGGTTGGGTTTGGTGCGTCGGTCATCGGTTCGGTCCTTCCTGGGCCGCTGACCGCGTGGCTGTTCTTTCCACCGGAAATAAGCCACCCGGACAGTATAGGATAATAATCCTATAGATGCAATTTCTTCATTTAATTCCATAACTTCGAGAAGCGCCGCAGTAATTTCCGGGTAACGATGGCAATCGACTGGCTCAAATCTACAAACAAGCAGCGAACCGATCTCTACGCGGCGGTTACGGAACTCATCAAGCTGAAGGAGCTGACGTGGGCCGATGTTTACGAGAAGGCATTAGGTCTCAAATCAAAAGAAACCGGCACCGCCTTCAATGAGAACTTTCGCAAGGGAAAAATCAGTAAGGCCAACGCAGCCTTGATCTATCGCTACTTGAGCGCGCACCATCCGGACTGTATCCCGACATTGAACGCCAAAGTTTCGACCGCGAGCGCGTTTTGGGATTTTCTAAGCGTTTACCGTCGGCTCGGTGATCTCGCACTATTGCCCGAGTTGATCGAAGCGCCGCTCCGGGTAAATCAGCTTGGACCGGCATGGCGTGAATTTCCGTTCGAGACGAGCGATCCGATCTGCTTCAGGCTCCGGCTGCCTTACATTTACGAGACCGTCTGCGCGCTGAACGGTGGATGGCAAGGCTGGTATCCCATCGCCCTGAAAGAGCCCACGGATTATGAGTTTGCCGATGTCGCTACGCCCGGACCAAAGGGAAGAAACGCCAGACTTACGCTGAAAGGCCACAGATTCATCAAGGCCGTGACGCAAGGAGCGCAGATCATCTGTTCGGCTCCGCCCACCGAAAACGAGAGAAAACGAAGGCTCAGGACCGAAAACTTCTTCGTCTTTCTTGCAGGCGAGTTTTCCCTGCTCCAGCAGGTGACGTCCAATTGGCAGGTAGATAAGCGGATCACCAACGGCGAACTCGATGACCTGGTGGATTGCTTCCTTACCAGCCGGTTAGATGGCTGGTCGGTGGCGCAGATCAACGCCCACGGAATCGGATCGTATGCAGACGACTGAGACACATCGGTATTACCTGCCATCGGCGGTATAAGGCGCGCGAGCCTGTGTGCGACTTCACGGGCAGCGTCATGCGATCAATCGGGCGGCGCACCCATTCCATGCGTTCCCTCGTATCACTTGTATGACTGCTGCTCTTTAGGCGTTCCACGCCGTCCCCATATCGTTCTCCTTCGTCACGTCATACGCCCATCCGCCGTATTCGATGCGCTTATGGGCGGCGCGCGTCCTATCAACGGGCTGCCCGCTCCATTCGCCCCTTCGGGGCTCCCGTGTTGCTCATGACAGGCCGCTTTTTCGCCGCCCATCTCCGGGGCGCATCGGCTGGATGGTCCAGCCGCCAACAAAAGGAGAATCGATATGACCACTACGAACAATGAACGCCCGCTCTATCGCGTGACCTTCTCGCGCATCACCGGCAAGGACGACAAGGGCAAGGACGTTCTCGCCCGTCCGAAGGAGATCGGCGCCGCCTGGGCCCGCAAGGGCGACAAGAAGGGCGCGGTCATCAATCTTGACCTGATCCCGACCGATCTGGTCAACCGCAACGGCGTGATGTTCCTCGTCCCCGTCGATAGCAGCGGCGACGGCGAATAGCGGTATCGCCTCTGCATCAAGCGCCTCGCGGCAACCCCGCGAGGCGTTTTCTTCTGCCCCCGATGTGAAGCCGGTTCCGAATCCGATATCGGTTCACGGTTACGGAAATCCGCTGGCAAAAAGAGAAGATCGACGCGCTTCGCGCTAACCGCAAGATGTGTGCTGTCATACAGCACCATCTTGGCAAGGGGGCCCGCTGCGCGCCCCCGTTGCATCCCCCCGGCGCGTGACGCGCATCAGGCATCGAGCCTGCATGCCGCGTCATTGAAACGTCCGGGCGTTCCATCCCCGTTCAAGGGAGCTTCCCGGCTCCCCTGAAAACCCCATGGTCAGGAGTCTTGCCCCTGAACCACGCGCGGGAGATTTCGGCTCTCCCTGCACCCATCGACCAAAGGGCTTTTCGTCGCCCCTGGAACCCACGAGCAGGGCTTGGAGCCTTCCCGCTCCACCTGCACCGGGCCATGGAGAAACGTCCGCCGTTTCATCGCGCTCGACGGTCAACCTTGCTAGTGATTTGCGCCGTCACCGGGCCTGATCATGAAGGCGGCTGGCTGGCGACATGGCCAAGCGTACATTGAAATCAGCCTATCACGCGGCTCGGAGAAACTTTTCGATCTTGCGACGAAGCCGTTCTGGTTGCTTTATCTCGCATTCCCACACAATCAGATGTCGCCAGCCAGTGCCCTTCAAGAGCCGCGTCACCTTTTTGTCTCTTAGTCGATTTCGTGCGACCTTTTCCGTCCAGTAAGCTGTGTTCGTTTGAGGGATGCGCGCGCCGCGCGCGCATGAGTGTCCGTGCCAAAAGCACCCATGCACGAAAATCACTTTCTTCGGCCCCGGAAAGACAAGGTCGGGCGACCCCGGCAAATCCTTACGATGCAAGCGAAAACGATATCCGAGGCCATGAACTAGACGACGAACGTGTAACTCAGGAGCGGTATTACGGCTTTTGACCGCTCGCATAATTCGGCTGCGCTCTTCATTCATTCTTCGTCTGATTGGCCGGGCGCCCGTACTACTGAGCCTGTTTGACGGAGGAACGCATCTCTGTATGCATCCAGACGCTTGAAGTGTGCGGCAAGCGAGCGCCGAAGCTGCGCGGAATCTTTGACGCTCAGGATATGATCAACCAATCTGCCGATGTGTTCGATCTGCCGCGGCAACCGCAATATGGGGTCTTGTCTGACCTTGATATCTTCGTCCGACATCACCTGTATCGTTTGCGCCGGCTCGGGTATTACAGCCGGCATCTTGCCATCGAAGCTCGGGATCGATCCGTTCATCAGGGGGCGCTGATGATCGAACGCCTTGAATAGAATCGCTTCCAATCGCCCGATGTCCCCTTGCGTGGCGACCGGCCAAGCCTTCACATAGGCAATCTCCCAAACGTCTATTTGGCGATTTGCAATAACGTCAGAGCGAGCTGAGGTCAGATGCCTGTTCACGCGCGCGCGAATACCGTCCCGGCTCTGCCCGACATAAATTGGAACTTCGTCCAGGTCGCACAGAACGTAAACGCCTATTTCGTTCGTAAGCTGCCTTAGAGCATTCTTCCGAAACGCCAGATTGCTTTGTCGCTGTTTGGGTTTCTTGCTCATGATCGCCTAATAGCCGTCATGCTCGATTGACGTTGCACTTCTCCATTCCGGACGATCTGGGTTGACCTCACAGTGTCAGATTCGGCGTGCGCAACGGAGAACGTGACTGAATTGATGTCGTTTTCATTAGCCTTAAAGCAATCCGCGAAAGCCTTCAGTATCTCGACCCGTTCAAGAGTTTGTGGAGCGGGGCTAGGGTTATTCCGCGGGCTTGGTATCGTAGACGGAAACAGATAAATGCACGGCGGCGGCAAGCGATAATGACTTACAACAGTCATACGCGGATCGTTATCTCCAGACAGTTTGGGGCACGGCCTTCCAATTGTTCCACACACCCAATCCCAAACGAGCAAACCATCGACGCGCTGAGCGCGGGAGATAATCTCAGCGCTCAGTCGGGTATGAATGCCCGACCAAGCGTTTAAGCGCGGGTCGGCCCCTGGATTGCTGCAAACGCTCCATATGATGAATTCATGAGCATGCGGCGGGCGCTCGAAGATGTTTGTATTGTTTCCGTCTAAACATCCCTTGAGTTCAATGACGGCGGTGCGTCCACTAGGCATGGTCACAGTATAGTCATGCCGATTCTCACCGCCGGAAACATTCCATTCGCCGATATGGCCGGCGTCCTGCATGTGATTGAGAATCTGCTGAACGAACTCGCGCTTCTCGCGCATCGTCGCAGAAAACTGCCCGCGGATACGTTCGATCGCTCCGCGGAATAATCCGCTGTTGTAAAACTCAATTTCATCAAGCCCATGATCGCCGAGTTTGTGGGCTTGCGTTTTTAGAATCTCTGCGTATTCCCGAATCTTCGTCTGGAGCGATTCATTGAGCTGGCAGGGAATGACGCTCATGCAGCCCGACGCGCTTTTCCTTTGGCGTTGAGAAGCGGCTCGAAAATCGAATGAGCCAGGTAACGAACGACCGGAACCGCTACGCCATCACCAGTGAGATGATAGGCCTCGTTGTAGTTCTTCGGCAGTTGATAGCTGTCGGGAAGCCCCATAAGCCGTGCCGTTTCGCGCGGGGAAATCAGCCGAGAGCGGACGCTATTTCCTTCGACAATGACAATGACTTGCCGGCTTGAGCCGCCAGCCGGAGTCCGTAGGCAGCCCGCTACGTCGTCGAAGCGAATTTCGGCACGCTGAACTTTTCTTCCTACGTCATCGCGCCGGGTGCGCTTATAAACGGCCCCGACCATGCGCCGTCCGGCACGTTTGGCCTCGCCCACCTTTTTACGATGGATATCGCTCATCATACCAAGCAGCTTCGCCGTTTCAGCGGGCGAATGCCATGTCACGCCTTCAGGTTCTTCTTCGATGAGATCGGCGAAAGTCGTGTTGCGCTTCGGTGGGGTCGGCGTATTCCACCAGACTAAATCTTCACGCACCTTCGCGCTCAGTTTAGCGCATGCATCTTGCAGCGCGCGCGGATGCCAAAGGTCCGCCCTGCTGGATACCAAACCGTCTGGAACCGGCAGGTCCTTGCGAATGCCGATCACGAAAAGGCGCGCGCGCGAATGCGGCACGAAATGCACGGCATCAACGACTAGCGCCCCGAACCGATAGCCGGCCTTCGAATAATTCGCGCATATTGTCGCAAAATCTTTGCCCTCATGCGAGTTCAGGGTGCCGCACACATTTTCGAGGACGATCAGTTTTGGGGCCCGGCCTTCGTCAATGAGCGCTTCCATTAAGCGCCAGAATGGCCAGTACGTCCCCGAGCGGTCCCCTTTCAGTCCCGCGCCAGCGCCCGCCAAGGACAGATCCTGACAGGGAAAAGACGCCCAGACGAGGTCGGCCGTGGCGGGAATGTCCTTGGTTCCGAGCTTCCCAACGTCGCCTACCTTGAGAACGTCGGAAGGCGTCCAGTTAGCTTCATAGACCGCCGTCTTCTTTACATCGAATTCGTTGGCGAATTCGCATCGCCAGCCAAGTCCGAGACCTGCTCGGGCCATCCCGCCGCCTGCGAAAAACTCGTAAAAATTATGCACGGCGCCCATCCCCGGAACCGGACATAGCCCGTTCCGCGTCGTCGCGCGCGACCTTTTCCAGTATCGCCTCGGTTATCCACGTGTTGCGCGAGATGTTGCCTGGCCGCGTGCGCCGTGCGGAATCAATAGCGGCCCACAGCTTAGGGTCCAGCCGCAGATTCTGGCGAGCGCGATCATCGGGGCGTTTCGGCATCATGGAAATCCGACTCATCGTCCCATTGGGCGCCGATTTGGCGCCAAAAACAAGAACCAAAATAGAACAAAGTCGTAAAAGGAGGGTTTGTAACACCTGTGGTGCTTTTTATGTTGACGATCCATTCACGATGCGGCTATCAATCTGTGTATCTTGTACACAGGAGATTGCGATGGAAAATGACATTGTGGGTATAAATGAAATTGCAGTGATGGCCGGCGTCACCAGCCAAGCTGTCACGAACTGGCGCTCGCGGGCACCGGATTTCCCCCGGCCCCTGAAGGACTTGGCCTCAGGTCCTGTTTTTCGCCGCGCGCAAGTCCGCGCTTGGCTTCACCGTAACAACCGCAAGCTTCAGCAGCTTGAACAGGGTTCGGACTACTACGCCCGCTTGAAAAGTTACCGCAATGACGACGACGCCCTGGCGGGTTGCATTGCGCGGGTCATGAATCAGCTCGAATCGAACAACACCTCGGGCGACAGGCCCGGCATGCTGCTCGGCAAGATTCAATCCGGCAAAACGCGAGCGTTCGTTGGCGCTATCGCGCTGGCATTCGATCGCGGCTTCGACATCGCTCTCGTCCTCACCAAGGGCACGAAGACGCTTTCCGCCCAGACCGTGTCGCGCCTCAGCGCGGATTTCCGCGAGTTCATCGACGAAGACGAGGTCATGGTGCTGGACATCATGAAGCTGCCGCAGCTTACGCGCAGCGAAATGCGTCGAAAGATGGTCATCGTCGCGAAGAAACAGGCCCGCAATCTCGACAAGCTGATTGATTTCGTGAAAGCGCACGAGACTCAGCGCAACCGCAAGGTTCTGCTGGTGGATGACGAGGCTGATCTTGCGAGCATTCGTTTCGTGCCTGAGCCTGACGACGGCGGCGTCAAGCAAGGAACAATTGCAGACCAAATCGATGAACTGCGTAGGTTGGTGAAAGACGTGGCCTTCCTTCAGGTCACCGCTACGCCCTATTCCCTCTATCTCCAGCCTGAAGACTATGAGAATGCAGCGAACGGCGCGAATTATGTCTTTAAGCCGAAGCGCCCGGCGTTCACCGAATTGTTGCCGATTCACAATGGCTATGTTGGCGGTGACGATTATTTCGGTAAATTCGAGGATGATGATCCGCGCTCCAGGCTCATCGTAGAGGTGTCATCGCAGGAGCAGGATGCCCTACGCAAGCCCGACCAGCGGCGCATCAGCCCGGAACGGGTGCTTGATAGTCCGAATACGGTCGGCATCCGTCGCGCTATCGTCACGTTCGTAGTCGCGGTCGGCGTTCGCCAGTGGCAGCAACGCGAAGCGGGCGATAAACCGCGCAAGTATGCGATGATCATCCACAACGATACACAGCGCTCGGCCCACGCATGGCAGGACCAGGTCATGAAGTGGATTTTCGAAGCTATCACGAAGGCTGCGGAAGAACGGCCCGGCGACCTGCGTCCGCTTTTCGACGAGGCATTCAATGATCTCACCGCGTCCGTAGAGGCTGACGGCGGTGCGATGCCCGGCCGCGATGAGGCGTTCGACATCTTTATCGACGCGCTCCAGAGCGACGACATCGTTATCGAGAAGATCAACTCCGATCAGGACGTGATGAAGCTTCTCGACGAGAAGTCGGAGCTTAAGCTGCGCACCCCGTACAATATCTTCGTCGGTGGCAATATTCTTGACCGCGGCATCACCATTCCGAACCTGATTGCCTTCTATTACGGGCGCAATCCAAGGACGATGCAAGCCGATACAGTCCTACAACACTCCCGCATCTACGGGAATCGCGACCGGCGCGATCTGGCGGTTACGCGGTTCTACACGTCGCGCTCGGTCTATGATCGTCTCTATACAATCAACGAGTTTGAGAACGCGCTACGTAAAGCCTTCGAAACCGGAGCGCATGACAGGGGCGTGGTCTTCATTCAGTCCGACGATACTGGTCGCGTGCGCGCATGCGCGCCTAACAAGGTCCGTCTTAGCGACGTCGTGACTGTGTCCAGCAGTTCCATGTTGTTGCCGACTGATTTTCAGACGCGCGGCGGCAGCGCCATGGCCGCCATTCAAACCAAGCTGGAGAAGCTCGTCAAACCGGAATGGCGCGACACGGGCGAGTTCGTGCCAGTTGACCGCAAGACGGCGCTGGCGATCATCGACCAGATCGAGCAGAGCATGGAGTTTGATAGTGTCGAGTTCGAATGGGACGCCATGCGCTCGCTTATCGACTATTACACCGACGAGAACCACGGCGGTGACGGGAAGTTGTTGATTTTGGCGGAAACAGGTAGGCGATTGTCCCGCGCCGGATCGGGCGACAAATCTGGTCGCTCGATTCTTGGTACCGCTCTCCGCTCCAAAGTCTTGGACGTTCCGCGCAAGAAGCCTGCCCTCATCTTGCTTCAGCAGGAAGGCGGCCGTGATCTGGGGTGGACGGCGCATCATTTCTGGTGGCCGGTGTTTGCCGCCCCAACCGACGCGGAGCCATGCGTATTTGCGACAAAAACAGCAGATTAACTTGGATTGACGGGCGCATCGGTTTTCATCGACTAGGCTCTCGTGACTAAACGGAGTCACCGTTTCGGCGTCTGCCGCCATCCGGCGTCGACCCCTCGCTTGTCTGAACGGATATCCTTACGGCTGACCTACCGTATTCGGGACAGAATCACTATCCTGAACCTTAGTCCACGCTGGAAACGCGGGATCATCGATCCTACAGCAGCAACAACAACCATAGTTGACCGTCGTCACCGAATAAATTCTAATGAGAGTGCGCCCCTGAAGAAGGTGACGGTACAAGCCGAAATAACCGACGGTGGAGAAATCCTAACGTCGAAGAAAAAGAGAACAGCCCCAGCGAAAAGCTGCGCCGCGCTGCCCAAAATACATCGGTAAAAACAAAAACAAACCGCGCTTGCGCGGTGCAAAACCCGTATGGAGAAAAGGCATGCGCTTTGCCCTTATTGAGAACGAACGTAGAGTCTCATCACCGCGATTGAGCGGTCACTGTCCTGTATGCGGCAGCGTCGTGATTGCAAAATGCGGAACTCGAAGAGTCTGGCATTGGGCGCATCTTGGCGAAAGAAATTGCGATAGCTGGTGGGAGCCTGAAACTGAATGGCATCGGAACTGGAAGAACGAGTTTCCGGCAAGCTGGCAGGAAGTCGTCCATATCGCACAAAACGGCGAGAAACATGTCGCGGACGTAAAATCCACGAGCGGGACGGTGATCGAGTTTCAGCACTCTTTCCTCAAAGCCGAAGAGCGCATGGCGCGGGAAGCGTTCTATCGCAAGATGGTTTGGGTCGTGGATGGGCGCAGGCGTAAGCGCGACGCTGCACAATTGTTGAAGTGCATAGGACCATGCGTGTTTCGCCATCCGCCGTTTATCCTTCACGTCACCAATCATGACGAGTGCGCGCTGTTGCGCGACTGGAACGCTAGCCCCATGCCGGTCTATTTTGATTTGGGTGTTCGTGAGGAAGATGGTCAGCCGATCTTTTGGCGGCGTGACCCCATCGGCCGGACTGGCAGAATTTATATGACGCCAGTTTCCCGCGAGTCATTCCTGAAGGTGCATCGCGAAGGGCTCGACGCCGAAGAGAAGTTCTCCGAAGGCGTCGGCGTAATCGTCGGGAATCTTCGGCGCGCTGCTCAACAGCCGCAACCGTTACCGCCGACGGGTTTCCATCGATATCTCGCAGGAAGACGCAGCTTGCGTCGGCGTCTTTAATCGCGACGCGTTATAGGGGGAATTTCTATAGCTCATCGGCGCGTCGGCTTGCTGCCGACCGGGCTCTATTCACCTGACGGCTCACCGGACCAACCCGTTGCCGCCAAGCGCGGAACGTTTGTCCCGGCCATCCGGTAACGATCCCTCGCGCGTAATACGGAACAGCCGTAGGCTGACTCTTCTCTTTTGAATTGGGGGCGTGCCGCCCCTGCCGTCAAGGCGCAAAGCTAGGCCCGTGTAGTCGCCGCTTTCAGCGGCTCCGGCCCGCGCCACGCCGTCGCTTTGCGCCTGTGACGGCTCACCGCCGCTCATTGCCGCGTGGCTAGTCGGTTGCATGTGCAACCCGCTAACCAAGGAAGCAGCGATATGACAAACTTTGATCGACCGATGTTCTGTGCTTACAGGGCAAGTTCGAGCCTTGCGGGGCGATTGTCCGATCTCAAGTGCCTGTGGACGGTTTTTGCCGCAGGCCGAGAAGACGAAGAGCTTGGCAGCCTGAACGAATACGGCCTGTGCTTCGGGTATGTCGCACCGGATACGTTCGAAGATCAGGGCGAAGCCTATTTCCGCTATCAGCTCTCATGGGGCGGGCCGTCCGACGAATTCCGCTTCTTCGTCAATCCAGACCTGACCTGTCACCGCATCGAATATTGGTTCCTCGACTGGTCGGACGGCGTGCACTGCGTCCTGTCGGGCGATTCCCGGCAATTGCTGTTGGATATCTTCGAATGGTTTTCTGCCAACGGGCTTGCGCGGACAGCCTACGAAGAGAATTCGTTATGAGCGTGCGGTTGATGAAATGCGGGCGCTCGAAACGCAGGAGATCGCGCCGCTGACGCGAGCGGCACGATCTTTTTGGGGGCTCACAGTTTCGGGGGCGCGCCGCGCGTATTCTCCTGCAACGATTTGAAATACGACTGCATGAATGCATAGTCGGCCATGCCGTTGGCCTTGACGCGCTCGTTGTCGGACAGGACGAAGCGCAGCCATTGCGCATGGTCCGGCGAAATCCCGGCATTGAACTCCATAATCATCACGACATCGCAGGTTCCATCTGCGTTGACGCTTCTGGCTTGGTCCGGGCTTCCAATCACGGTCATTTGCACATTGCATGACTGTACGCGCGAAGGCGGCGGCGCGAATGGCTTTCCGTCGTTGAACTGGAATACGTAGCTGCGTCCGTAATACACCTGCGGCTCGGCTTTCAGTTTTGCCTTCATCTGCGCAAGCACTTCGGAAAACCGCGGCTGATCCGGCTCAGAATAGTAATGAATCGTGCGCTCGATACCGACCACTTGGTTGCCAGACGAAGGGGCGCTTAAATGCACCGTGATGTGCTCTGTCGTTGATCTGTCGGTCGTTGATTTCAGGTTGCGTTCCAGCTTGAGCAAGGAAACAAAGCTGCCCCTTATCGCCTGACTCCCGCCGGGGCCCCGCAGCCGGAAGGTAGAATCCGTTACCCGAATGGCGTCCGGGTTGGGCCGCAGGCTTTCAGCATTGAGCTTTTCCAGCTTTGCCTTGGCTTCCGCATAGGAATCGCCGAGTTCGATGCCAAGGATGTCCGCACGGTCGCGCGGAATGTTCTGGCCTTTCGGCACGTTCAGAGTCTGCTTCCACTCGATTTCTTGCGCAAAGGATGGTGTGGCAACAGCCAGCATCATCGCTACGGCAGCGCCATAACGCACGCCCATGGTTCGAACCCTCGTTTGAATGATGACAAGCTGGAAAAGAAGCCGCGCAGCACGCGGCTTCCAGTTCGATGACTAGCCGTTGCCGTTCTGTTTGCTGCGTTCGTGCGCAAGCTGGCCGTTATAGGCTTCGCGCACCGTGTAGCTCGGGATCGACTGTTCGGTCGCCATCGGCGTCTGCGGATTGTTGTCGTGATTGAGCGATGCCTGGCGGCGGGCGGCTTCGGTGTCGTTCGACATGGGCTACTCCCGTCATGCGCCGGAATTCTTCCGGCTGGAATCAAAAAGCCCCACACCTAAAGGTCATGAGGCTATCGGCGGCATCGAGCAGACGCGGCGGGCGAACACGTTGAACAGACTAAGCTATTCTGTCGCGTGTGCGGCGTAACAGCCGTTTTGGCGTTGATCCGGGACGGTGGCAGTGCTAGGTTTTCAACTATCGAGCATACAAAAAGCGCCGGTTTTTCGGGGCTTTCAAGGCAGGGTGAACAGAATAGCTTAAACCGTCATGTCCGGGTGCCGGGGCTCTGCGGCATCAGGAGAAACGGACATGGCTCTTCACCCCGGCCAGCAGGGCAGCCTTTACGACCTCAACGGCTGCCGCAAATATCTGACCCCCGCCGAACGCAATCGTTTTCTGGACGCAGCCAACGCGTGCGAGTGCACAAAACTGCGCACGTTCTGCCTGACACTGGCCTACAGCGGATGCAGGATTTCGGAAGGGCTGGCGCTGATGCCTGTCTCCATCGAGCGTGCCGACGGCTTTATCGCCGTCCAGTCCCTTAAGAAGCGGAGCAGGACTATCGTCGTAAGGCAGGTGCCCGTGCCTGATGATCTGCTTGCGATGATCGAAGAGGTGCATTGCGCGGACAGTGATTTCCGACATGCGCGCCTGTGGCCGTGGTCGCGCGGATACGCGTGGCTGCTCGTCAAGGCGGTCATGGCGCAGGCGGGTATTACGGATGGAATCCACGCAACGCCGAAGGGATTGCGGCACGGATTTGGACTGCACGCCATACGGTCGGGCGTGCCGCTCAATCTCGTGCAGCGGTGGTTGGGTCATGCCAGCATGACGACCACGGCGATTTATCTTCAGGCGATTGGCAGTGAAGAGCGGGAAATCGCAGCGCGGATGTGGCACTGAGCGTCTTCCTAGCGCGCAGCTTTCAGCATCTCGATCTCGCGTCGCAGGTTGTCGTTGTCGGCTTTCAGTTCCTGTATGGCCTTAACCAAGACCGGTGTAAGGTCTCCATAGGCGATGCTCTTTGTTTGCATGGTATCGTTGGCCGTCGAGACGATCTCGGGCAGCACCTTTTCCGCTTCCTGTGCGATAAGGCCCAGCTTGCGGCCTTTCTGCCAGTCTTCGTCCTGCGCTGTCCACTGGAAGGACACGGCCCGTAGGCGCATAACTGTATCAAGGCCGTAGTCGAGATCATGCACCTTGGTTTTCAGACGTGCATCCGACGTGTTGACGTACGCGCCTGCTCCGGCGACCTGTCCGGCGGAATGTAGTCTGTAGGAAGGAACGGACGTTCCGATGCCGATATTGCCGTTGTCTAGGATCGACAACCTTGCATCAACTCCGCCTTTGGCTAGGTGGAAAGCACTGTCGAAGTAAATATAAGTATGGCTGTTCGCGCCTTTTGCGAGAGAAAGATCAGCCGTCACATACACATGTCCCACGACGTGCAGCTTGCTCAATGGTGCCGTAGTTCCGATGCCGACGTTGCCATTGCTATTAATTGTCAGGCGCGCTTGTGCTGCTGTGGCGTCGGTGACTACGAAAGAATCGGAAGCATTGCCCGCCACATACATATTCCATTGCCGCGCATCATTTTTCATGACGAAACCAGCGGCTGAATCTGTTGCCAATGTCTCAACGAAAATATAGTTGGCAGCCGAGGCGTTCTGGGTATGCAAGGAAACGGCGGGCGTCGCCGTGCCGATGCCAAGCCGCTTGTTCGTGTTGTCCCAATGCAGATTTGCGGCGTCCGCGCTAAGCGCGCTTCCAAATTTGAATTGAATGGAGCCGTTACTGCCTGCGGGCGCAACGCTCGCGGCACCAGGCGCCCAATCTGTGCCGTTCCAGATCAGTGCCTGACCTGTTGTCGGGGGCGTCGAGACATCGACATCCGTCAAATCGGCAAGGACGGTTGCACCGCCGCCGCCGCCCGAGCCGTTGTACTGGCAGAAGATAACGGCGACGTTCTTGGGACGAGTCTCGGCGCCGCCGGTGGCCAAAGTCGATAACACGCTTGCCGTTGTTCCAACGCTGCCGCCGCCAAGTGGCGTCTGATTGAGTCCGCCGGTACCGGTGCCTGTCTGTACGTGGCTATGGCTTTTCAGATCATCGGCCTGCACGTTGCCGGGCGCGCGCGTGCCCGCAGGATCGTTGCCCGCACCATTGTCGATGCCGCGCAGGAAGCGCCCGCGTGCGGGCGTATATTCCGTCCATCCCGTCGGGCAGGTCGTGGTCGCAAAGGCCGCAATCGTTCCGGTCGGTACGCCGCCCCCGCCGCTGTCGGCCGCGCAGGCCCAGCCCGAGCCGGACCATTTCGGAATTTCTCCTGTGCTACATGACAGACCGGCCAGCGTGTCCACACCGCCGCCACCAACCAGCGATGCAGCAAAACGTGCGCCAGCGGGAATACTCGTCCGGTTTGAGTGTGCCCATGCCTCAAGATAATCGGTCGTGCCGTTCATGTGGACAATGGTGGACGTCGTAACCCCGAGCCCGTTCGCAGCCATAACGGCGACATCCGTCGAATGGATCGCATAGGAGCCGTTCTTGTATATCTGCGCGCTGACCCAATCGCCCGATGCCGATGCCGCAAGTCCGGCAGAGACTGTCACCACATAACTGCCCGCAACCGTAGGCATGAAACGTCCGTTGGCGAGATCGAAATTATTGTTGGTATCGAATTCCTCAGTCGTCCATGTCAGCTTGGTCGCGGTATTGGCGGGTATGGTCTGCGTCGATCCTTTGGTTGCCGCAAAAGCTGGCGCTGGGCCGCTGTTGCCCGACCCGCCGCCATCCACCGCACAGGCCCACGCCGTACCGTTGAACTTGGCGATTTCACCAGCATTGCATGACAGGCCTGCAAGCGTATCCGTGCTGCTTCCCGATCCAACCTCGATCCAGTTGTCGCCGTCGCAAAGTTTCAGCTTCGCAGCCGCGTCGTCATAGATCAGCACGCCTTCCTTTACGGTCGAGGCGTGCAGCGAGGCGGAAGCCGCCTGTACACCGTTAGCGGCAAGGAAGCTGATCGCCATGTCGTTGGTGTCGCCAATCGGCGCAGCAGGACAATCCGCGCGCGCCGTGTTCGGCATCAGAAGCAGGATTGCCATCATGCACAGGGTCTGGACGCCCAAACCGAGCTTACGAGGGCACCAGATGAGCGCCCAGACCCTGTGCATGAAACTGCGATTCAAAACTCCCCCACGCAAACGGCAAATAGCCGACCAGACCTGCGCACAGCTGGGCTGGTGGCCGGGAGTTAGAAACCGCTAATCGTAGAGAAACGGCGCGACGCTTTTTGGCCGCGAGGCTTGGACATATAACGCCGCCCCCCGGCCATTGGACCGAGAAGCGACATGATTTCAGGCTCATGTCAGCCGCTACGATTATTGGGGTTTCTACGCCCCGGACCGGCTCAACTCGCACGAGTCCTGTATTCATTGTAGGGGTGATCCGCTTTTGCGGTCAATTTACTTTCGGCGGATGGCGGATTTCCGCCATTTGAAGGCAACGACAGACAGGCTTGGCTACGTTGATTGTCGTACATATCGATTCAACGGACGCGACATGCCGTTGTCGCCGCCAAGCTCGGCGTCGAAGATTGCGCGGGCTTCTTCCTGCAAGGCGACTTCCGCTTCGTTCGATGCCGGAGAAAAGAAAATATCCTCGGCAGCGCCGCGTGCCCGCAAGCGCGTTCGCGCGCTCGCCTTGATCTCGGGAGCGTTGAAGAACGTTGTGACCGGATTGCCGGACTTTCGCATTTCCGCGCCGATACGTGCGCGCGCGGCTACCTTCGCGTTTCTGGCTGCGCGAAACGCTTCAAGCGCCTCGTACATGAGCGCTCTTTTTGCCGCAAACTCCGGTCCTATCGTGGGCGCTGAGACAGCCATTCCGGGAGCAAGGGCTGCGGCTGTGACGGCAAGCGCGCCAGCCATGAGGTCACGCCGGTTAAAATTGTCTGGCATCGTAAGGACTCCTGATTTTCAGATGTCGAAATGCTCCCGAACCGAGAATACGTCCGCCGAGCGGTCTTTCCCGTCGAAACCCCGGCAGTTCGTGCGTATGACCGTATCGCCGACGCGGTAGGTCCGCTTGATATGCGTATGACCGTGTATCCAGATCGGTACGCTGTCGAACGACGCAATCAGGCTGTCGAGATCGGACGCATACGCGCCGTCCAGACCGTTGCCCATGTGGAACGGATTGAGTCCTTTCCGGCTGGGCGCGTGATGGGAAATGACAATGGTTTTTGCGCCGCTAATTGCGGCAAGGTGCTGCTTCAGCGCTTCAAGCGAACGCCTGTGGGCGCACAGCGCATCGGCAGGCCGGAATTTCACTAGCGCGCCGCCGTTGTCCGCCACGCGCGTCTTGACGAAAAAGAACTCGCCAGCGCCCTTGCGGCATTTCGTCATCGCGTCCTCGTTGCCGTCCTCGAAGTCCGACCACAGGGTGGAACCGAAGAAATGGACGCCGCCGATCTGAACGGCTTGGTCGTCGAGCACGGTAAAGCCGGGCAGATGTGTACGCAGGGTGGCGATGGTTTCTTCGAACACGCCATCGTAATGATCGTGGTTGCCTGCAATCAGCAGCACATGGGCGAAACTCGCGCGCGCGCGTTCGGCGAAGCGCTGAACGCGGTCACGCTGCTTGACGGCGTAGGGATCGTCACGTTCCGGGTTCAGACACGCGGCATGACATAAATCCCCGGCGACAATGAGTACGTCACCCTTGGGCAGCGCCAGTCGGAAATCCTGACTCTCCAGATGCAGGTCGCTCATATAGTGACAACGCATGTGCGGAATCCATCTGCGACCGGCGGGCGCTCGCCGGTTTGCATGCACCAAGTCTTCGAAAGGGGTGGCGGCTTTGATTGAAAGGTTTTTCGCCGTGCCGCCAAGGCAGCGGCACGATAGATCGGTCGCGCGGCTGGATCAATATCGAATTCGGGCGATCAGCGTCTTGGCTTATCGACGTTTTCGATCCAAGTCCTGCCCCATGTCATGATCGCAAGGCGCAGCAGGTCGTCGAATTCTTCCTCGAAATCGGCTTCGGGGTCGGCGTTCAGTTCCTCGACGATATCGTTGATGAGGTCGCTTAAGGGCGTATAGCCGTGTTCGGTCATGAACGAGACGATGTACCAGTGCAGCATCGTCATTTCGATGACGCGTTGCGTGCCATCCGGCATGTTGATGTAGTCGGCAACCTTCTTGTCGTAATCGACGGTGTCCCAGTTGACGTTGAGAATGGTGCTCAT